GGGTTTAGAAGATAATTATAACTCTATACATCCTCATGCTCGATGTACACTAGATAATACTATACTAGGAGTATATTATAATAGTGAATATAATTTAAGTTCTTATGTTGGTAAAATATATAACTACAATAATTTAGAAATAGAATATGGTTTAGTTACAGGTTATACAGGAGCACCTATAGCACCAATGTTAAGAGTTAAAAAAGATAATTTTTTTATTGCACCTGCATATGAAACAACAGGAAACGTAGGTGTTGTTATAGGTTTAGAGTTTAATTTAAAATGAAAGATATTAAGATAGGATATAAAAATTA